CTCTCCCGGACGGTGCGATCCTCGTAGTCCCTGGGGAAGTAGGCCAGCAGGTCGGCGGCGGTATGGAGACCCAGCTTGGCCAGGGCGGCGGCGCGGGTGGGGCCGACGCCGTGAAATTCTGTGAGGGGGGTGTGCAGGGTGATGGCTGGTTTGGGCATGGGCGGAGTCTCCTTTCCGGGGGATGTCGCTTTATTGTAGCATACGGAGCGGAAAAAAGAAAAAATTTTTCGGAAGTTGCACGTTTTCATGCAACTTGGAGGGGGGTGGAGGGGAAGGAGTGTAAGGAGGTTTGAGAGATGAGAAAACGAAACGTGGACCGCAAGGCCGTGCTGCAGCAGATGATGGCGCTGGCGGCGGGGCGGGCCAACGACGCGGTAAAGCTGGCGTATCTGCCGGAGGAGGCGCTGGAGACCCTGAGCGGGCTGGACCTGGGGTGCCTCACCGAGTTTAAGCGCAGCAGCAACGGGGCCGTGGAGGTGAAACTGACGGACCGGGCGGCGGTGCTGGTGAAGCTCTTGGAGCAGCTGAAGGACGCGGAGGGCGCCGGGACGGCGGCCTTTTTGGAGGCGCTGGATCGGGGCGGCGAGAAGGGAGGGGGGACACCGGCTTGACGATGGTGTTTTCCGAAAAGCAGAAGCGTGTGCTGGGGTGGTGGACGAGGGGGTCGGCAGAGAGGGGGCGGGATGCGCTGATCTGCGACGGGGCGGTGCGGAGCGGGAAAACGCTGTGTTTGGGGCTGTCGTTCGTGCTGTGGAGCATGGCGCGGTTTCAGGGGCAGCAGTTTGCGCTGTGCGGGAAGACACGGGAATCCATTCGGCGGAATCTGCTGCCGGGGGTGCTGCCCTTGCTGGGGGAGCTGGGGTTCCGGTGGGAGGAGAAGGTCAGCAAGGGAGAATTAAAAATCCGGTGCGGCCGGCGGGAGAACACCTATTACCTCTTTGGCGGAAAGGACGAGGGGAGCGCAGCGCTGATCCAAGGCATCACGCTGGCGGGGGTGCTGCTGGATGAAGTGGCCTTGATGCCAAGGTCCTTTGTAGAGCAGGCCTGTGCGCGGTGCTCGGTGGCGGGGGCCAAGCTGTGGTTTTCCTGCAACCCGGCGGGGCCGGGGCATTGGTTTTACCGGGAGTGGATCTGTAAGGCCGAGGAACGGAATGCGCTGCATCTGCGGTTTTTGATGGAGGATAATCCATCGCTGGCCCCGGAGACGCGGGCGCGGTATGAGCGGGCCTTTCAGGGGGCCTTTTACCGACGGTTCGTGCTGGGGGAATGGACGGCGGCGGAGGGGCTGGTCTATGACTTCTTTGACGAGAGCATGGTCGTGCCGCCGCCAGAGGGGGCGGCGGAGCGCTGGATCATCTCCTGCGACTATGGGACGCTGAACCCCACGTCCATGGGACTGTGGGGGAAGTTCGGGGGGAGCTGGTACCGGGTCAAAGAGTATTACTACGACGCGAGAGAGGAAAAGCGACAGCAGACGGATCAGGAATATGTCCAGCGGCTCCGGGCGCTGGCGGGCGGACGGGAGATCGAGACCGTGGTGGCCGACCCCTCGGCGGCGTCCTTTTTGGAGGCGCTGCGGCGGGAGGGGTGGAACGTGAAGAAGGCGGAGAACGACGTCTTGTCCGGCATCCGGCTGACGGCGGACGCCTTGAAGAGCGGGAAGGTCGTGATCTGTACGCCCTGCGCGGACGCCATCCGGGAGTTCGGGGCCTATTGCTGGGACCTCAGGTCCGGGGAGCGGGACAAGGTGAAAAAGGTCTGCGACCACGCGATGGATGAGATCCGCTACTTTGTGGCGACCATCGTGGCGGGGGAGGAGAGCGGAGCACAGTTCTTTGTGGGCGCAGTGGAACGGCGGGGGTGGTGAGGACGGAGAAAGGAGACGAACATGAGAACGTGGAAGAGGCGGAGTCAGGCCAAGGAGTCGGCCCCGGCGGCGGTACAGCTGCGAGGGGGCGAGCGGCATCCCTTTGCGCTCCTCGACGGGTATGTGCCGCTGCATGAGCCGGCCTTTGGACTATACCGGGCCATTCGGGAGGCGGTGCCGGTGGTGGACGCGGCGGTCCTCAAACTGGTGCGGCTGGCCGGGGGCGTGCATGTCACTTGCGTGGACAAAGGCCTGGAAAAGCGGCTGGCGAAGTTTTTGCGGACGGTGCCGGTGGGGTGGAACCAGGTGGGCCTCCAAGCATTTCTGGACAGCTATCTGGACTGTCTGCTGACCTGCGGGAAGGCTGTGGGCGAGGTGGTGCCCACGCGGGACGGACGCGGCGTGGCGGCGGTGCTGTGCGGGAATGTGTCCGATGTGCAGATCCAAGAGGGGGAGGACCCGTTGTCCTGCAAGCTGGCGCGAAAAGAAGCGGATGGGTCGATGACGGTGCTGCCCCGGCAGGAGCTGCTGCTCTTTACGCCGTATCACCCGGACGCGGAGCATCCCTATGGGGTGTCGCTGCTGCACAGCTTACCCTTTCTGTCCGGGGTGCTGTTAAAGATCTGGCAGACCTTGGGGGCCAACTGGGAGCGGGCGGGGAACGTCCGGTTTGCGGTGGTCTATAAGCCGGGCAGCGAGGGATTGGATTCCCGACAGGTGCAGAGCCGAGCCGGGCAGCTGGCCAAGGGGTGGAGCGAGGCGATGTCCGCCACCCGTGGAGGGTCGGTGCGGGATTTTGTGGCAGTGGGGGATGTGGAAATTAAAGTCATTGGGGCCGAGTGTGAGATCCCCGAATGCCAGGCCCCGGTGCGGTTGCTCTTGGAGCAGCTCATTGCCCAGACGGGCATCCCGCCGTTTCTGCTGGGGCTGAACTGGTCCTCCACCGAGCGGATGAGCAGCCAGCAGGCGGACATTATGACGAGCGAACTGACGGCCTTGCGGCGGACCCTGACGCCGGTGGTGGAGAAGATCTGTCGGCTGTGGATGCGGCTGCAGGGGCTGGACGCGGCGTTCCAGGTGGAATGGGAACCCATCAACCTGCAGGACCAGGTGGAGATGGCCAAGGCCGAGCTTTACCGGCAGCAGGCGGCGCAGCTGGCGCGGCAGGCAGACGAGGGTGAGAACGAACCGAAGAAGGAGGATGGAGATGGAGACAGTACACAAGCAGGCCCAGGCAAAGCCTGAGCAGAACGGCCACGCCGGGGAGCTGGCAGCGCTCAACCAACTGCTGGGCACGAAGCTCACCGAGGAACAGGTTTATTTCTTTGCGCTGCGGTTGTGCGACAACCACACGGACCGGGACGCGGAGTATTTTGCACGGGCCGATCTGGAGCGGCTGGCGGCGCTGTTCGTGGGCAAGACGGGACTCTTTGACCACAGCTGGAGCGCCAGGGACCAGGCGGCGCGGCTGTATCGCACGGAGCTGGTGGAGGAGACCGGTGTGGTGACGGAGAGCGGCGAGGCGGGCTGTTGGCTGAAGGGCTACGCCTATCTGCTGCGGACCCAGGAGAACGAGAGCCTGATCGCGGAGATCGAAGGCGGGATCAAGAAGGAGGTCAGCGTGAGCTGCGCCGTGGCGCGGAGCGTTTGCTCGATCTGCGGGAACGACATTCACGACCGGAGCCTGTGCAGCCACGAGAAGGGGCGGCTCTATGAGGGCAAGCGGTGCATCGTGCGGCTGGCGGAGCCGGTGGATGCCTATGAGTGGTCCTTTGTGGCGGTGCCGGCCCAGCCGATGGCGGGCGTGGTGAAGGGCTGGGCGCCCAAGGGCGGCAGCCTGCGGCAGGTGCTGGCCTGGGCCGACCGGGACGGCGCTTGGCAGAAGGAACTGGACCGCCTGGAACAGGAAGCGGCGGCAGGGAGACAGTATCTGTCCACCCTGCGGAGGGAGGTGGTCCGGCTGGGGCTGCTGGCGGACTTCGGCTTGCGCGGTGAGCAGCTGCGCGGCTTGACCGAAAAGTTGGATGCGGAAGCCTTGGAGGAGATGAAAAAGAGCCTGGAGGAGAAGCTGGGCCAGGGACTGGGTCTGCCGGTGCAGCTGCGGTATGCACGCGGCGCGGGGCAGGACGGCGGGGACGACGGGTCCTTTGTGATCTGAGTCCGCGCAAGAGACAACAACAGCATCAACAAATAGGAGGTATTTTGACATGAGCGTAGCATTTGAGGGGATCGACCGGCTGGTCGTGACGTTTCTGGCGGGAGATGTGACCGCCGGAAAGCCGGTGGTGATGGGCGGCGAGGGGAGCGTGAAGAACGCCTCCTCCGGGCAGATGCCCGTGGGGGTGGCCCTGCACGCCCGGGATGGACACGCAGCGGTGCAGCTGAAGGGCTTCGTGACGGTGCAGTACAGCGGCACCAGCGCCCCGGCGCTGGGCTGGACGGCGCTGGTGGCCGACAGCGCCGGCTGCCTGCGGGCCGCAGGCAGCGGTGAGAGCGGCCGGATGTGCCTGGTGGTGGCGCGAGACAGCGAGAAGAAGACCGTGGACTTGTTCCTGTGAGGACAGAGGAGAGAAAGGAGACTGTGTGTATGGCATATCAGTATAAGACCGTGAAGCTGGACAAGGGGATGTACAGCGAGGCGGGGCGGAGCTTCACCAAGGTGCTGGAGCAGTGCGACCCCTCGGAGCAGTACAAGGGCACGCCGCTGGAGCATCTGGATGCGTTCCAGCGTCAGCTCAAGCGCTTTGGCATTCGGGTCAAGGGCAGCGAGAGCGACGTGGTGGCGAAGTTTTTCGCCACCTGGGAGTCTGCCGTTTTGTTCCCGGAGTATGTGGCCAGAGCCGTGCGGCAGGGCATGGAGGAAAACGACATCCTGCCCCAGATCACGGCGGCGGAGACCCGCGTGAGCGGCATGGACTACCGCTCCATCGCCTCCACCCCCGGCGACGAGGCCAAGCAGCTCAAGCGCGTGGAGGAGGGCGCGGTGATCCCGGAGACCCAGGTGAAGGCCCAGGAGAACCTGGTGCGGCTGCACAAGCGCGGACGGATGCTGGTGGCGTCCTATGAGGCCATCCAGTTCCAGAGACTGGACCTGTTTTCCGTGACCCTGCGGCAGATCGGCGCGTACATCAACCGGATGCACGCGGCGGACGCCATCGATGTGCTGATGAACGGCGACGGGAACAACAACGCCGCCCAGGTCTTTACCGTGGGCAACGGCCCCATCTCCGGCACGGCGGGGGCGCTGAGCTACGACGCACTGGTGGATTTTTGGAGCCAGTTTGCGCCCTATGCGCTCAACACCCTGGTGGTGGGCGACGCGATGGCGGACATCCTCAAGCTCAAGGAGATGCAGGACGGCACGGCGGGGCTGACCTTCCAGGGTACCGGCAAGCTGGTCACGCCCATGGGCGCGACCCTGGTGCGGAGCAGCGCGGTGCCGGCGGGGACGATCCTGGGCCTGGACAAGAACTATGCGCTGGAGCTGGTGCGGGCCAGCGACGTGCTGGTGGAGTATGACAAGCTCATCGACCGCCAGCTGGAGCGGGCGGCCATCACCTCTATCTCCGGCTTTGCGAAGATCTTCCAGGATGCGACCAAGGTCCTGAAGCTGGGAGGCTGAGCCATGGCAGTGACGACGGAGGAGATCCTGGCGGCGGCCAGGGAACTTGCCGGGCGGGCCATGACGGACGGGGAGGAGAAGATCCTCTCCGTCCTGTGCGCCGGGGAACTGGGCGCCTGGCGCGGACGGCTGCGCGAGGGCGTGACGGAGGAGGACTGCGGCGACGCGCTGACGGTGGCCTGCGCCTGGGGGGCGCTGGCGGCCATGGAGACGGCCTGGGAACATGGGTCGGGCCGGGTGGTGTCATTTTCCGCAGGGGATCTCTCGGTGCGGGAAACGGCGGGGCAGACGGCGGAGGAGAGCGCCAACGCCCTGCGGCGGCAGGCGGAGCGGCTGATGGCCCCCTATGCCAGAGACGAGGGCTTTGCCTTTTGGGAGGTGGAGGGTTGAGAACAACGTTTGGCGGGTATGTTCGGACGGTGCTGGCCAAGTATGGCGTGGCAATTTCCCTTTGGAAGGACGGCCGGTGTCTGGGCGAGGGGCTGGCCGTGGTGCGGCCGGTGCTGGACCAGGAATGGCAGTGGGTGCCGACGGAGCGGGGCGTTTCTCGGCAGGAGAAGGGGCTTTGCCTGGCGGAGGCGGCGCTGCCGTTTGACACAGAGGGAGCGCTTGTTTTGCAGTGGGGGGCGCGGCACTATGACGTGGTGAACGCCAGGAAGCTCAGGGCCGGGGAAGAGAGCATCTGCTGGCAGGCGGCCCTGCGGCGGAGAGAGGAGGATGCGGCTTGACGGGAGCGCATGGCCTTGCGGCGCTGCGGCAGGCGATGACGGACTATCTCACGGCCCAGGGTGTGGAGAGCATGACGGCCTGGCCCAAGGACCGGGTGGGGGCGCTGACGGCGCCCCTGGCGGTGGTGCAGGTGAAGGAGGTCGAGGCAGGCAGCGCCGGGTTTCAGAACTATCTGGGGCAGCGGTACGACGCGGAGACCAGGAACTGGACGGAGGCGTTTGGGCAGAAGGTGAGCGTGAAATTTTTGGTGACGCTGTACAGCCCCAGGCAGGACGGCGAGCGTGGCTGCCGGGCCTTGGTGGACCGGGTGGCAGAGGCGTTTCTGCGGGGCGGACCGGAGGGGTTCGCGGTGGAGAAGTGGTCCGTGGGCGAGACGGGCTTTGACCGGGAGAGCGGGAGCTTTCGCGGGAAGATACAAGCCGTCTGCCGGGGGATGCTGACGGCGGTGACGAGCGAGAGCGGGGCACTGGTGGGCTTCCGCGTGAAAGGAGAAGTGAGAACATGGAACGAGTGACAAACCACGAGCGGCCGGGGGTTTATTCTGCCTACACGGCCATGGCGGCGGCCCAGCGGGGGAACCGGCGCGGTGTGGCGGCGGTGGTTGCCGTGAGCCAGAAGGGAACGGCGGGGACGCTGTATGCCCTGGGGAGCTACCGGCAGGCAGCAGAAACCTTTGGCGCAGAGGATGGGCTGACGGCGCTGGTGAAGATCTTGCTGGCCAACGGCGCGGCACGGGTGCTGGCGGTGCCGGTGGCGAATGAGAATGGGTATGAAGCAGCGTTTGCCTTGGTGCAGGAGCAGGAGGGCGTGAACGTCGTGGTCTGCGACAGCGAGAAGCTGGCGGTGCAGCAGAAGCTGCGGGACAGCGTGATGAGCGCCTCGGCGGAACGAAGAGAGCGCATCGCTGTCGTTGCCGGAGCCGCTGGGGAGACGGCGGAGGCGCTGGTCAAACGGGCCGGGGAGCTGAACAGCGAGCGGGTCGTTTTGGTGGCTCCGGCGGTCTCGCAGGAGGCGGGCGGTGCGTGGGTGGCTGCGGCGGTGGCGGGGGCCATCTGCGGCGGGAGTGACCCGGCGCTGCCTTTGGGCGGGGCGGAATTGCAGGGCATTTCCGCCTTGGAGAAGCGATTGGACGAGAGTGAGGTCGATGCGCTGATCCGTGGCGGCGTGACGCCGGTGGAGCGCGTGGGCGGCAGCTGCTGGGTGATCCGGGGCGTGACGACCCGGACGAAAACGGGGCAGGCCAGCGACCAGACCTGGCGGGACCTCACGACCATTCTGGTGGTAGACGACGTGATCCCCGGCGTGCGGGAGGCGCTGCGGGCCAGATTCCCCAGAGCGAAGAACACGGCCCAGACGAGAGGGGCGGTGCAGTCCCT